CCGACCCGTGATACTCTGTACCGCCCCGGGACAAGTCCCATTAGTACAGAGGTGACACTTAGATGTGCTTACATATTTTTGGTTAGGTACTGCTTTCGCAGCCTAACCGAGAGGACGTTTGCGCTCTATAGGTTACGCGATATATCGTCTCTCCCCCAAGGGGTTAGACCGGTTAAAACCACACCTTCTTTCGAAGCGTTATTTTTGTTTCCAAATTTAACTAGCATTCCTAAGAACACCAATGGTCGCGATCCTCCCCACGGGGAGACGGCTCAATCGTGAGCTTGTTCAAGGCCCTATAGACCCCCGCGCTTCTTATCTATTTTATTACGCAATCTCGTTGCTGCAAGAACGGTTGGTTTTTGACACAACCGTACCACATCTCCGAGGTACCTCGGCTTTCCAATTTGGCGAACCAAACGGAAATTCTCAACTCACGAATTTACATGATTTTCTGGCAAGCGGGCTTTGGCGGACGTCACATTGTGAACGAACCCTCTGGCCGTCTGCAGATCCTCCCGTAGACTCGGTAGCTGATCACCCCATTGTTGGAGTTGGATATAAGCAATGACTTTATAACCAATTCCGCGCTTGGTTACCCAAGCCCGGACCTGATCATAAAGACCATCATTATACCAATCCGACATGGTTCTACTACCGGCGTATAGCGAGTTCTTAGGAAGAACCCGTTCCACCTCCTCTAATCGATGGGCATCTTTCGATGCCAGATCCATTAAAGGAGCCTTCACGAATTCTGGTAGTGCGGGTCATCGAACATGATTCAGCACCACCCACTCTCTTCGCATAACAAAACTAGTGATATTTAGTCACGTAGCTCAATTATACTTGAAAGGACCTCATGGCGAACAACGCCATATACCTACAGTAGACAGTTTTCTGGGAAGAGCACGGAAATTACCAATAAGACGTCCACGGACGCGGTACCCGTAGCCAACTAGAGCGGCAATGGATCGAGCACCTAATTCATATTTAGATATGAAGAAGGTACTAGATTCAAAGTCGTGTAAACATGTCACTATCTCTTTGAAAGGGATAGGAGACACATCTACACCCTTAGTATAGAATCGTTTAGCAAATTCCAAGGTTCCATTTCTGGAAACCAGGGATTTGGCTAAACCAATTCCAACACCAAGGTCCTTCATCAACTGAAGGTACGCGCCTGCGACCTTCCCATGGGCAATGACTATGTCATCCCCTAAAACTGCGTACTCTCAGAAGGTTCCTATAGGGAACCCTACTCGGCGCGCAGCCATTGCTACAATCAAATGGTGTGTAAGAGCGAGCATCGCCCAAGAGGACAATGCACCCATTGGTTGACCTACCGCGTAACGGACTTTTGAAGGTATACTCTGCGGTCTCACTCCACTAGGAAGTGTAGACGGTAAAATATAGTCCCTGCCCACCAGTAGATGTTTTCACGCCCAACCAAAACTACCTCCGAAGAGATGGTTAAGGATGTTCGCTTGGACATCTACAGGCAGGCGATCAGTAGCAGCCGATAAATCGTAGCATCAGAAACGGGTATTACCCCTTTCCTGAAGCCGTTTTATCGGAGCTAACTGATCCATAGTTCCGTCGGTCGGTAGACCAGCCAGCACTTTGAAGATGAAAGAATGCAGTGGAAACAGCAATCACTGTGTCCAGCACTCAACCATCGCAAAGACTCTTACTTTTCCAGCCGCCTCTTTCTTTAAACCTAGTTTACCGATCGGTCTATCGACCGGATCGGGACAGGTAGGAACAGGCGGACAAGATGCAGCTCCTTCGGCTAGCTCCCGAATAGTAAAACCTTCCAGTTTAGCAAATAATCCTTCCGGATTACTCGCCAAAGGCTGAGAGATTCAACCATCCGCTAGGTAGCAGAAGGAGTGTCAGACATCTGAATGGAACAACGCACGCGCACCAAATAAGATTCCGGGTACAGAACCCGAGATCTTCTTAAAATTTCCAAGAAGCGACGGAGTAGATTTGCTCAACGGTATATAACGTACAGGAGGTAGATCGGCCTTAGCCGACCCAATCTCCCCGTATCCCAGGTAATTACAGAACTCGGAAATAGCCCCTAGGATCTCTTTTCACAGAGAATCCTTAAGGATTACTCCCGGTTCGGTAATAGTTCCTAACTTAAGTTTACCGGGCATATCTAGGACTCGATATATCGAGAACCAGGATAACCAGATTCTTAACAAGAACGTATCCCCACGTCGAATTCTATCACGGATCACCGCAGGTATCACCCTGGGTAGACCAGATCTAGTTCGAGCGACACCCGGCCCGAGGGCCTGGGTAGATGGGATCTTCATCCCAGCGACTGCTTGCATAGTCAAGACATATCAGGATTTCGTTGAAACGATAACTCCTGCCATGCCTTGGTGTCTGTAAATAGCCACCAGGACTCGCACATAATAAACCGCCGAACGAACCACTGCGCTAGTGATCCCCCCACGGCCGGTTACAGCAGCTTTAATAAGCCACTGCACCCAACCGCGCCCGCCTTTTACAGCGAGCAGACCATTTAAGGTTTGCAAGGCACTTCTAATATCACTACGTAGTTTTGTGGATTTAAAATTCATAAAATTATTTAGTGGATTTCTCGCGTCAATCTCCGGAAGGATATAACTCCTCTATGGACCAAGCTCATTACACTGAGCCCATAATAAACCGGGGGGGTCTACCCCCTCTTACGGTGATAAGCCGATGACTACGAAGGTTTATCGACCTTTGTGGAACCTACTCTTACACTTCCTCCTCCTCACGGAGGATCCCAGATTAGGGGCTAGGTGTAACTACATCGTCTTGCAACACAAGTTATATTAAAAATATCAAGCTCCTTAAACCTTCTGTTTCCCCCGAAGGGGTCAGCAGGTCGCCTCCAAAGGCATCCCAATATGGGACTAGGGAGTAACACTTTATTACTCGGAAAATGAGGTCCGGAACGGGCATTAACCCGGCCCGGGTCCCCCATTACTGAGAAACAAATGTGACACCTAACTCTAGAATGCCGCTACCCCGATGATTGTCGGGAAGACGGTAGAGTTGGATAACCTTAGATGTGCGAACATAACCAAGAAGCTGAACTAACAGCCTACATGGAATGCACGCCTCCTGGCGGAATTTCCAGGTGGAGGAGTCGAATAGACTCTC